TCGCCGGTTGTTGTATGTCTTCCTGCACGGTGAGCAGCAGAAGCGTGCCTCTTTTTTCTTCGCTACGAAACCTACGTGGCACTCGTCGCATGTCTTTTTATAACCAGCCATTTTCATCTCCGTTGTCTTGTCAATTGCTCCAAGCGGAGCGTACCATTGTCAGGCACTGATGGTCAAGTAGACCACTTCTTTTTTAATTTTTTAACAGCAGTAAAAAAGTCGTCTTCTTTTCCTATGGGAACCCAGATGCATTTTCGAGAAGCGCTTTCCTTTTTCTTCCCAGCGTATTGCCTCTGACGTTCAGCGTGTGTTTTTCTAATCTTCATGGCGGTCTTTCCTTTTGTCTAAAATCATTGCCATCGTGCGAGCGTACCCGGCGATGTCTCTGATGCTGTCAAAATGTGTGGGGTGTTTTATTAGCCTCGCCAATTTCACACATATCATTTCCATGGCATGTCTCATCTCAGGATCTGCGCACTCAGCTACAGCTCTCTTGAGAACTGACGCTCGCCTAAAGTCGTCGGCAGGGTGGCCGTAGTCCTCTCCCCGTGAGACAACTATTTTAGTTAGGCTGTCGTCAAACTTCTTCGTCGCGGATGTCATCGTATAAGATCCTTTCATCTGCTTGCTTGAGGCGATCTAAAAGTGCCTGCACACTTTCGTAAGCCGCCGTTGCGTGTTGAACACTAATCTCGGAGTGGCGTTTTATTTCGTTATGCTCTTTCTTCAAATCCGTGACCTGCTCTTCGAGGTCGCGCATGTCCGAGTTCATCTCCTCCTTTTCATTGTCAAATTCTTTGCAGGAAATTCGTAGCCCTTGTATCTCTTCAAGGAGGTCGGCTACCCAATCTCCTCCTCCCATCCCCTTGCCTCGTTTTAAAAATATATTCAGGAGGTCAGTGTCACTAACCGGCGCACTCTCGTTGCTCAAAAAATTTTCTGCACCCATGTCTCTATCCCTTCTTCCAATACGTGTTTCCGCACCAGCGACGGCAGTCGCCCGTGTCGTACACACAGTTATCAATGATTGCTGTTAGGTGACCAGTCGTTAGCATCACGCAAGCGCCTTCGAAGAACCAGTCCTTAATACGGATCTTGCGACCGGCCATTGTGCGTGGGGGTTTGCTTTTAATAAAACCCTTGGATGCCAAATACTTTTCGTACACCCATTTATCATTTGGTACGCCACCGATATCAACCGCGAGTTCGCACAGCTCTATCAGCGTTACCATGTAGCCTTGGCCTGTGGCTATTGCGATAGAGCGTATTACGCAGTCGCCTATCTTGGGAACCTTTCCGTAATCCTTAGCTCTACCGCCATCGTGATATTTATAATCCATGTCTAAGCCGCCTTGGAAGTTTTGTTGAACATGTAACCCATGATTTTTACATACTCACTTTTCTTAGTGTTACCGGCGACCATCTGCTTGGAGACACCAAGTTTAACGGCGATCTTTTTCCAGTTGACGGTGTTACGCGTGTACGTGCCGGTAGAGACGTAGCCGTAGGTTCCTTCGAACCGGACAGTCTTGGCTCCCGTCAATTTGGCGGTTGCCTCAAACTTTTCTTTTAGGCTGTCCTGCGCTGCTTTCATCTCAGCCATTTTTTCGGACAGCTCCATGTAGGTATCAACGAGGTCGTCCATTGCAAAAACGGTTTTGGTCAAACCGGCGATTATTTCTGCTGGGGTTTTTTTAGTCATATTATTTCTCCGTTGTTAGTTGGTTGGTAGTACCCCTAAAGGCTCTGCTGATTTAACAGCCAGAGCCTGTCGGGGAGGGAGGGAGAATTTAACCGTGGTAGTTGAACGTCCCGTGGACGACACCAAAACCAAGAGTGTGGGCGATCTCCATATAAGAGAGGGGGCCTGCGTCCCAGACTACTGGCTGAAACCGACCCTCTGGAGTTGCCACTACTACGAACCGGACACACTGGTCGAGGAGCCAAGGAAATTTAACAACGGCTTTCTCAGTTGCTTTAAGTGCGCCGTCGTAAGTTTTGTAGCTTTTGCTGTGAAGGATGAAATTTTTCATAATCTGTTTCTCCGTTGAGTAAAAATTAAAAATTGCCGACCGCTACATTCTGCTGTAGCAGTCGGGGCCAACACCGCGCTCGATGCTGATGGGGTCGGTGAGTTTGCGGTTGCACATGCAGCACTTGCCCTCGTGCTGAATGCTGAGGTCAGCAGGGATGCTGTCGGCGCTGAGGTGAGACAAAACCCAAGTGAGGGCCTTGAAGGAAGGCGCGTCGGGGCGGCCCTTTTTACCGGCGACGAGTTTGACGTCGGCGTAAGAAGAGGCAGGTACAAAACCGATGTACAGGTAATTCTCCCAGTTGTCGGGGCCGTTGAGGACGCTGACGAACTGGAGCTTGGCGTCGTCGGAGAGCTTCACTTTATAAGTGAAGTGCTTATCCGAGACGGCGCTCGTGATGGTGAAAGTAGCGTTGCCACCAAAAATAAAATTGAGGGCTTCGCCTGCTGTCTCAAAACCTTTGTGTCCGTTTTCCATAATGTTCTCCGTTGTTGTGTTTCGCTCCAAGTGGAGCGTACCATTGTCAGTGCCTGACTGTCAAGCACTGATATGCAATTAATTGGTATATCGGAGAAACGGAATAACTGCAGTTAATTGGTATATCGGAGAAACGGAATAACTGCAGTTAATTAACCTAGGCCAGACCAGTCCTTACCTATGCCGCCTTCCACTAGTTTATCGACGGGCGCGTTTGGGAAAAGATCTTTGTACCCCAAGATCATATCCTTTCTCATAATTGAAAGGACGTCTTCCGCATCTGCGCTTGCCGCTTCTGTGATAATAGCGTCATGGATAGTGGCGAGCATTCTGGTCAGCTTCTGTTTGCCCAAGCCTCTCAAACTATCCAGCGACTGTTTATGTCTGACTACAGCTCGCGCCATAACAGAGAGAGCTGCTCGCTGTACATTATAGTTTGCGCATTTAGGAAGCTCCGGTTCTTTCCCCATGTAGATCGTACCGCCGTCCAAACATTTTATGTACCGGGTGCGCACCGCCTCATTCAACATTTTGTAGCGGTAGTTAAAAGCATCCTTATATCGGTCTTCCCAGAAGTCTATATAATCCTGCGCAAGAGCAGGTGTCGTTTTCATAGTGGCCGCTAGCCCAGCCGCGCCAGCTCCATACACAATTCCAAACGAAACCCCTTTAGCCCTCTGTCTCCATCCCTTGTCCTCTAGGCTTGCTTTTGGATTGATGGAGCGCCCTGCCATCTTAGTAGCTACCTCGGCGTGTACGTCTCCGTACACGACATCTTCTAGCAGTTGGGCATCACCACTAAGCAAAGCCAACACGCGCAGTTCTATGCCGCTATAATCTAAGCTGACTAGTCGCCTACCTATACCAGCTACAAAGCTGCGCCTAACACTAGTCACTGTACCCAACAGCTCCTTATCCCTAGGCACCTGCTGTAGGTTGGGAGAGCTGGAGGAGAAGCGGCCTGTCTTGGCGTACCCGATATTAAACCTAGCGCGGATACGTTTGTCGTTAGACATAGCCGAGGCGTTTATTAAACTATCTCCAAATGAGTTTAGGTATTTTGATATTGTCTTGTACTCCGACAGCGTGTCGAAGAAAGTTTCTAGAGGCGTTCCGATTGTGTGCGCGGACAGTACCTTTAAAGTGTCCGTTGTCATGCTGAGCTGTCCGCCCTTCTGAGTTTTAGGCCAGCCGCGTGTAAAATGTTCAGGTGTATTTTTGCTGAAGTAGTCAGACCACTGGCTGTCAGAGTTTATGTTCTGAACCTCATCTTCTGTCACCATGGATCGGAGCTGCTGCTGTCGATTGAATTTTATTTTTTGCCAACCGGAAATTAATTTTTGATGAGCAGTGCGGTCGAGCAGCATACCGGTGTCCTCCATCTCGATCACCGCCGGGTACATATCGTTGAGAATATGAAAGCCTCTCCACCTGCCTTCCGTCGCTTGTTCACTCCAGTACTGCCAGAGCCGCCATGTTATATCTGCGTCTTTATATGCGTAATCTAATTGGGACTGAGACAGTTCTCTCTGGCTCCAATCGGAGAGCTGCTCTTCCTTCGACATCTCCTCCTTCAAATCCCACTGCGCTAACCTTGCTAAACTGAATGATCCGCCACCCAAGATTGCACGGCGAAGGTTGCCGACGTCATATAGAGTGGGGTTAGATCCTGCGTCTAAGAACCATCGAGCTTCGAAACCAACGTTGAACACAACCCATGTGCCGCCTTCAAAAAGTTTTGCGTGCTTCCGAAAAGATGATTTGCCCAGCGCATAGAAATCAACAACGGCGTGTACTCTGTCGTTGCACAAAGACACAAGCCTGACCTCCCCGTCTTGAGGTCGGAGAGATGTAGTCTCAAAATCCAAGGCGGTTGCCCCTGAGCTACACTGTTTTATAACACGGTGTCAT